ACTGCGATTGATTTTCTTCCGTATCGTAAGGGTAACCGAATGTCGTCTCCAGTTATATCTGATAAGACTAGAGCATTAGGTTGGAAACCAAAGCGTAATCTTGAGGATTATATTAAAGGTTTGTATGATTAATAAATGGTCAGAAAGATTTTTAAATATTGCTAAAGAAGTATCAACTTGGTCTATCGATCCTTCTACTAAGATTGGAGCGGTAATTGTAAATAATGATAAAAGAATATTAGTAACTGGCTATAATGGCTTTCCCAGAGGTATTGATGATTCTGAAGAAAGACTCAATGTCAAGGAAGAAAAGTATAAATATGTAGTCCATGGTGAAATGAATTGCATATATAATGCATGTATCAATGGATTAAGTCTAAATGAAACTACATTATATGTTTCTGGACTCCCAGTATGCTCAGAATGTGCCAAAGGTATTATTCAAGTAGGCATCAAAACTGTAGTTACTCAATATGATAACACAGACATAAATCCAAAATGGGCTACTTCCAATCTACTTACTCAACAACTATTTTCTGAAGCAAATGTCGCTTACTTACAGTACGACAAATTTGGTGAACTTATATTATGCGACATCTAATTTTTGATATGGAAACTATGGGTACAAATACAACTGATTGTGCCGTTCTTGATTGCTCTATGTTTATCTATGATGATGAACAATTTCTAAGCAATCCATATGATTTAGATACTGTCAAGTTAATCAAAACATTAAAGCCTTCCGTCAAGGATCAGGTTTCTAATTACAAGTATAAAGTTTATGCTGATACTGTAAAGTTTTGGTCAGAACAGAGTAGGGAAGTACGAGATCGAATTAAGCCAATGTCTACTGATCTTACATTGGAAGATTTTGTAGATCAATTCATCAAGTATGTTTCTGGTCCTAAAATTCAGTACTGGTGGTCAAGATCAAATTCATTTGATCCGGTTATTCTTTGGAGACTAGCAGATTCTGTAGGTCGCTTGGATGAACTTAACAAGCTTCTACCTCACTGGAAGTTGAGAGATACTCGAACATATATTGATGCAAAACTTAGATTCCCTAAAAAGAATTCATTTACTCCTATCAAGGATGAAAAGCTTTGGGAAGCAGAATTTAAACTACATAACAGCGCTTGGGATATTTTGGCAGATATTCTAAGGTTTCAAGCTATTGCCAGAATTGAAAACGATTTGGAGATGTGATATGATTTATAATGAAGCTTTATGTTATAAGAATAAAGAAGATGAGTCTGAAATTTGTTCAGACAAACAAGATATTCAGTATAAATATAATGAAGGCAAACTCCTTCAAGAAATCACAGACTATGTTAATGCAACATACGGTGAACACTATTCCCAAAATAGATATCAGGCCACTGAGTTTATAGTAGATGGCGGCCATGGCATTGGATTTACCATTGGTAATATCTTAAAGTATGCTCAGCGATATGGTCGTAAGGGAACCCCCGAAGATTGGAGAAAAGATTTAATGAAGGTTATTCATTATGCAATTATTGCACTACACGTGCATGATCTTGAAACTAAGGATAAAGTATGACAATTAAATACTCTGAAATGATTTCAGCACTAGTAAAGCCAGGTGCTGTTATTCAAAATAGTTTAACACCAGATTCTATTAATCTCTGGCATATGGCAACAGGTGTTTCTGGTGAAGCCGGTGAATTACTAGATGCTGTTAAAAAACATGTAATCTATAATAAGACACTAGATGTAGTTAATGTAATTGAAGAACTAGGTGATCTTGAGTTCTACATGGAAGGACTTCGTCAAGTACTTAATATTACCAGAGAAGAAACAATCCAAAAGAATATTGAAAAGCTTTCAGTTCGTTACCACGGGCTGACTTATAGTGACCAAAAAGCTCAAGATCGAGCAGACAAGAAGTAAGGAATTATTATGTCAGGAATTGAAATTAAAGTACCAATTGAGAAGTTAAGAGAACGAAAGCTTTTTGTAGCAGTTCCTATGTATGGCGGTAGCTGTATGGGTATGTTTACCAGATCAATTGCAGATCTTTCTGCATTATGCACACATTATGGAATTCAAGTTAGATTCTACTTTCTGTTTAATGAAAGTCTAATTACACGTGCTAGAAATTATTGTGCAGATGAATTTTTGAGGTCAGGTGATACACATCTTATGTTCATTGACGCCGACATCGGTTTTAATGCACAAGATGTTATTGCTCTTCTAGCACTGTCGGATCACGAAGATCCTACAAACGAGTATGATATCATTTGTGGTCCATATCCTAAGAAGTGCATCAGTTGGGAAAAGATTAAGACGGCTGTTGATAAGGGCTTTGCTGACGAGAATCCACAGAATCTTGAAAAGTATGTCGGTGATTATGTCTTTAATCCAGTACAAGGTAATGGATCCATTTCGCTTGGTCAACCGGTAGAAGTTCTTGAAGCAGGAACTGGCTTTATGATGATCCGCCGAGCAACATTCGAGAAGTTTGAAAAAGCTTATCCAGAACAGTTGTACACACCTGATCATATTCGTACCGAACACTTTGATGGTTCACGTCAGATTATGGCTTATTTTGATACTCCAATTTGCCCAGACACAAATCGTTATCTCTCGGAAGATTATATGTTCTGTCAATGGACTCGTAAAGCTGGTATGAAAGTTTGGTTCTGCCCATGGATGTCACTACAGCATGTTGGTATGATGGTCTTTGGCGGTTCACTTATAGATCTTGCTTCAATTGGTGCATCTGCCACTGCGGACCCAGCACTTCTTAAGAAGAATTTTAAGAAATGAGTTGACATTTTATCGTGTTTAATATATTAGTGATATATGCAATTTATTATGGAGCATATTAATGAAGTTTAATCAGCGTACCACACAAATTCTTAAGAACTTTTCGTCAATCAATCCGTCGATTCAGTTCAAGCCAGGTAAGACACTGTCTACTATTTCTACTGGTAAGACCATTATGGCCAGAGCAAAGCTTGACCAGGACATTACCGGTACATTTGCCATTTATGATCTAAGTCGGTTCCTTGGAACTATTTCACTTTTCTCTGATCCAGAGCTCAATGTTCAAGAAAAGTTTATGGAAATCCGTGAAGGCCAGCGTAAACTTAACTATACCTTTACAGCACCTGAGCTTATTGTGACTCCACCTGATAAGGAAATTAAGCTTCCTGATCCAGAAGTGAAGTTTACAATTGATGCAGTTGATCTTCAGGAAGTTATCAAGGCACTATCCGTTCTGTCTCTGCCAGAAATTGCTGTTGTTGGTGATGGTGAAACAATTACTGTACAAGCTATTGACAGTAAGAATCCATCAGGTGACGTTTATTCCGTCAAGGTTGGTGACACCAAAAATGCTTTCCGTATGATTATCCGTGCCGACAATCTCAAGCTACTACCTGGTTCATACGAAGTTGAAATTTCTGCTAAGGGCCTCTCTAAGTTTACTGGTGCTGAGGTGGAGTATTTTGTGGCTGTTGAGTCCAACTCGACTTTTGAAGGCTAATCTTTCGGTGAAGTTACTACTGGCGGGGTTTCGGCTCCGCCACCTTTTATTATGGAGACTATTATGCTTGAAGAATTCTTGTGGGTAGAGCGCTACAGGCCAGCCAAGATTGCAGATGCTATTCTGCCAGATAATCTCAAAGCTACATTTCAAGAGTTTGTAAATCAGAAGAACATTCCAAATCTTATTTTAGCCGGCGGTGCTGGTGTAGGTAAGACAACTGTTGCTCGTGCTATGCTTGAGGAACTCGAGTGTGACTATATTATTATAAATGGTTCGATGAATGGTAACATCGACACACTACGAAATGAGATCAAGAACTTTGCCTCGGCTGTTTCACTTTCCGGTGGCCGTAAGTACGTAATCCTTGACGAGGCAGATTATCTAAATGCCAACTCAACTCAACCAGCGCTTCGTAACTTTATGGAAGAGTTCTCAAAGAATTGTGGTTTCATTCTTACATGTAACTACAAGAATCGTATCATTGAACCACTTCATTCTCGTTGTTCAGTAATCGACTTTAAGATTACCAAGAAGGAACTACCTGAACTAGCCAAGCAGTTTATGCGCCGTGTATGCACAATTCTTACTACCGAGAATATTGAATTTGATAAGGCTGTAGTTGCAGAAGTACTCAAGAAGCACTTTCCAGATTGGCGTCGAGTTCTAAATGAACTTCAGCGGTATTCAGCTACAGGCAAGATTGACTCGGGCATTCTTGTTAATCTTCAGGAAGTATCACTCAAGTCCTTAATGACTTTCCTCAAGGAACGTGATTATACTAATATGCGTAAGTGGGTTGCCGAGAATATTGACAATGATGCCAATGGTATGTATCGCATGATCTTTGATCAAGCAAGTCAATATGTAACAAAAGATACTATTCCAGCTATAGTTCTCATTCTTGGTAAGTATCAATACCAGCATGCATTTGCTGCCGATCAAGAGATTAACCTAGTGTGTTGCTTGACAGAGATTATGATGGAGGGCACATGGAAATAGAGGAATAATAATCTTTAGCAAATAAAGTTTTACCCTTAATTATATTACAAATTGTTGAGTTTGTAACATTATATTTAGAAGAAATTTTTTGTGAAAATGCGGCATTATAAGTATGTTTATTTGTAGGCAATTCAAAATATGGTTTAGAAATATAAAGATCTATAATTTCTTTCACTTGCTCTTTATTAATTTTACAATAGTGAACATTACCAATTAGTCCTATTCTCATTTTATCAATACTTTCGTTTGTTTGTTTTTTACCAAACATAGGATTATTTTCTGGATTTTTATATCTTTGTTTTGCGTTTGATGAAATTTTTTCTTTATGTTTATCTGAAAATAATCTACCTAAAACATATCCGTTTTCTAAATGATAATTTACAGATTGTTCATCAATAAATTTAGTATGAACACCATTATTAACCCATTTTCTGCTTTTTGTATCAAAAAGAAAATCACATTCATTTATAAAATCTTGTCGTTTTGATGCTTTAATTTTCAGCAAAAATTTAGATTCCCAATTTTTTGCTGAAATCACATCTTTAAATATTTTTCTTACTTCAACATCAAACGATTCCTTTCCATATTCTTTTATTATTTCCTTCACGTAAGAAGAAGAAGTAAAATATATATTCCATAGGTCAGAAGGTTTACAACCTTTTGCAAATCTTACTCCATAATAATATTTCTTTAATGGTCTACAATAAATTAAATATGTAAAAGGTATAGTTAACATGATTTTTTCTCCTATAGCTTTATTTATAAAAATTCAATACTGTATGATGGAAGGCAATTTTGATAAATGAGTTGGTGGAAGCGCCGAAAGTGTGCTACATGCAAAAAGGTTCTTAAAGCAAAGAACCCTGTGCATGAACTTAGAGTTGGTACTGCTGATGGTGTAGTAGATCTAGAAATCTGTGATGATTGTGCTAGGTTCTGGGATAAATCGGCAGAGGTTCTATCAAAAGGAAATCAAGAAAATGACGAGCCCGTTTGATTATATCAATTCTATCGGTCATAGCAAAAAGGATATGATGGCCGATGAAGCAGGTGAAAAAGACTATAACGCATGGATGATCAATAAAGGCTTTTCATACTTTCCTGACACAATTGAATATGCCAACAATATGAATATGCTCTATCATCTTGATAGTAGACTTCAATATGAATATCTGACTAACATTATTAGGCCTAGGAAACGCTTTTCTAAATGGTCTAAGAAAAAAGAAGATAAAACAGTTGAACTTATTAAGACTTACTATAAATGTAGCGATAAAAAGGCTGACGAGTATCTGAAGATCTTAAACGCAAAACAAATTAAACAGATTAAGGATTATCTTGAAACTGGTACAAAATAATTTGTAGACTTCACTTTTATAAATATTCGGTCATTTCATTACAATGATAGAACAAAAAATAAAGGTGGAATATGACTGATGATATTTTTAAAGGTAAAGGTATAGAGATTCGTCTTGGTGAAGAAGATGATTTTCTAAAGATTAAAGAAACATTAACTCGTATTGGTGTTGCATCACGTAAAGATAAGACACTTTATCAGTCTTGTCATATTCTACATAAACAAGGTCGATATGTAATTCTTCACTTTAAGGAATTATTTGAGCTTGATGGTAAGGCTTCAAATTTCTCTGATGAAGATGAAGGTCGCCGAAATACAATTGCTAAACTTCTGGAAGATTGGGGTCTCATTAAACTTGTAGAACCTGAAGCTGTAAAGAAACCAACTGCAACACTCAATCAGATTAAGATTCTTCCATATAAAGAAAAGAATGATTGGGTATTGACTGCTAAATATACTATAGGCAAGCGTAAATGAAGTATAAATCTATCTTTATCAGTGATATTCATCTAGGGACCAAAGATTGTAAGGCAGATTTACTTAACGACTTTTTAAAAACCAATGAATGTGAGACACTTTATCTAGTCGGTGACATCATTGACGCTTGGAAGATCCAGCAAAATAAACTTAAGTGGAAAGAATCGCATACAAAGGTAGTTCGACGAATACTTAAATTTGCCAAAACTGGAACTGATGTAGTTTATATTGCTGGCAATCATGATGAGTTTCTCCGACCAATGATTCCTTATGGTGTAAGTTTTGGTCGTATTAAACTTTGTAATCAGATAACGCATACAGGTCTTGATGGAAACAAATATCTAGTCATTCATGGTGACTTGTTTGATGGTATTACCAGATTAGCACCTTGGATTGGATTCCTTGGTGATAAAGCTTATGATTTTATTTTAGACATTAATGGTAGATTTAATTGGATTCGCCACAGATTAGGTTTTGGTTATTGGTCACTAAGTAAATTTCTAAAGCATAGAGTCAAAAAGGCAGTTGACTTTATATTCAAGTTTGAATATACTATATCTACATATGCCAAGAAACGAAACTTTCAAGGTGTAATCTGTGGACATATACACACTGCTGAAATCAAGACTATTGATGGCATACAGTATATGAATACAGGCGACTGGGTTGAGTCTTGCACCGCTCTAGTCGAACATTATGATGGAACCTGGGAGATACTTACTTCTTTAGGAAATCGTACAATTTGTCAACTTTGAGTTGACATTTTTCTCATTCCGTGGTAGTTTAAACCATAAGGAATGGAGATCAACATGATACCTGAACAGCTCATCCGTACTATTCTTCCAAATAATCTTGGTGCTAGATTTTGGCAACTTCATTTTGAACAAACTGAAGGAGTTCGTTTCTCAAAACGAAAGCTTCGTAGGCTTGCGGGAAAAGTATGGAATAAAAGTAATTGACATTTTTCCAGAACCGTGGTAGACTAAACCATAAGGAATGGAGATTGACATGATTACTACTCTATGTGCCGGATCATTTAAACTTAAAAAAGGATTATATTATGACTATTGTTGGTATTAGTTTGTCCACTCTTGTGGAAATTTTTGTTGTTGGTTGGGTCGTAGGTGTTCTGACAGTGATTGGTCTTATTATTCTTTCATTTAATTGGTCTAAAAAGAAAAAGAAAGATTGACATTTTTCTTGATTTGGTATATATAAAATATATGCACTTTTATGGAGGTTGATATGGATGTTGAGACTTATACTTTTCCGACTATGAATGATGGCCGGATTGTAGTCGAAGAGGCTTACTGCAACCTCATTAATGCTTATCGCAATGGTGATACTCTCAAGCCTGAAATGCTTGACTGGATGGACTCAGCCAACACGTGGCTCATTACTACTGAGACTAAGCTCTGATGCGACCTTCATCTACAGGTCGCAATCAAGTGAGAACAAATGGTTCAGTCAATCCTGCTCCTTCGCTTGGTCCTATTCTTTCCGCTTCAGGTAAGGTAGTTTATCTTACAGATAATGAATGCAACTTTTTAATAGAATGTATTAATTTTCTTGTTGAAGAAGCTAAAGAAGCTGGACCAATCACGGACTTTGAAGAAAAGTGTAGTATTGATCTCATAAACAAACTAACGGTCCTGTAGCTCCAGATTAACATTTGAACCTGTCAAAATACTAAGAATTATAAATATAAAGTATTATAGGTTCGAATGGAGATTTTATGAAGTTATGTCCAAGATGCGGTAATGAAAATATTAGAGTTAAAGCAAAATATTGTAGTGACAAATGTTCACATCAACACGATGATAAAACTAAATTACTTCTCAGTGAAAAACGTAAACAATATTTAAAGGATAATCCAGATAAGCATGTATGGAAAAGACATACTAAATTTAAATCTGGTCCTTGTGAACATTTAAAGAAATATTTAATTTCTAAAGGTTTAGTTTTTATTGAAGAGTGGCAACCCCTTCAATCTAAATTTTATTCTATTGATATTGCATTTCCAGATATAAAGCTTGGTATTGAAGTAAATGGTAATCAGCATTACGATAGATTTGGAAATTTAAAAGATTATTATAAACTTAGACATAATGAAATTGAAGCATCGGGATGGATTTTAATTGAATTACATTATTCAAGTTGCTATAACATAGAACTAATAGATAAGATTATTAGTATTCAATTTCAACCAGATTACACTGAATATTTTAAGATTGCGGAAGAAAGAAAAATTAGAAAAATTAAAAGGACAAAAAAAGAAGTAGGTGAATCTGTGAGGAATAAAACAGATTTAAGATGGAGTCCATATAAAGATTTAATTTTAACTTCTACTATAGATTTTACTAAATTCGGTTGGGTTTCAAAAGTTTCAAAAATATTAGGTATAAAAACACAAAAGGTAAACGGATGGATGAAACGACATTTGCCTGTCTTTTACGAAGAAAAATGTTTTAAACGAGCCTCTGTTGTCGTAGGTTCGAGTCCTGGTAGGCGCACCACTTAATGCTCCCGTAGCACAAAGGTCAGTGCTGATCGCTCATAACGATTAGATTGGTGTTCGAGTCACCACGGGAGTACCAAGGATATATAATGAAATTAAAACTACGTCTTTACAATGTTATTCATGATTTACTTCCGATTTTTGTTCTTGGTGGAACTATCGGGCTATTGTCACATACTTCTACTAAAGCACTTGAAAAGTTTAAGAAGAAAGACACAAAGTGAAACCTCTTATTCATGCGAAAGTTTCAGTAAAGCGTTATGGTGGGCGTGTAGAAGATTATCTCGCGATCCATGAGTTTATCGACTCTTCTAAGATTGCAATGCCAGATGTTCGGCATAGAGCAATTCTTCACAGTTCATTTGGTATCTATCTAGCCGAAAAGCAATTTGGTACTTATATCACAAATGCTGCAGGTAAAGATGTTTCGGTCAGAGATATTGCCGAAGAGCATGTTCAAGAAGATCTTGGGTTTATTCCCACAATTGAAACCTGGTTAGAAGAACTACCTTTAAAGCCATGGATGAGTGGTGCCAAGAAGCGCCGTGTTGAAAGGATTGATTGATGCCTTATACTAATGCTGAAATTGCAATGATGTTTAATGATGAAGATCCAAAACTTACTATTATTAAAGAGAGTGATTGGATATGCCTCAGTAAGAGATCATTCAGAACATCTTATGTAAAGATCGAAGATAAGTACTATGAAATTGAGCAATGTCGTTCGGGTTCTTATTTCACTGATTATTACTACGAAGATCCCGAGGTCTATGAGGTTACTCCTAAGGAAGTCGTGATTACCAAGACAGTTTATGAGAGGATAAAGTAATGGCTATAATCTATAAAGCACCAGAACTTGTTCCTTATAATAACAATAAAGAGTTTCGTATCTTCCTTGCCGGTTCGATTGATATGGGTAAGGCAGAGAATTGGCAGGAACGACTAGAACGCGAACTTGCCGAATATGAAGATGATGTAGTTATTTGCAACCCTCGCCGGGATGATTGGGATTCTACCTGGGTGCAATCAATTAACAACCCTCAGTTCAATGAGCAGGTAACCTGGGAACTTGAAAATATCGATAATGCGGATCTTGTAGTTTTCTACTTTGATCCTAATGGGCAGGCACCGATCACACTTATGGAACTTGGTCTTGTAGCTGGATGGGAAATTCCAGCTATTGTTTGTTGCCCTGATGGCTATTGGCGCAAGGGAAATGTCGAGATGATCTGCGATAGATATGGCATCGCACTCTGCACCAACATTGATGATTTTATTGCTTTGATTAAAGAGGAGATCTAAGATGAAATATTCTACAGAACAATGGTGGCATGTCTATCTTTATCTTATTATTTCTACTTTTCTTGTTGCTGCTTTTACTGCTACAATAACTCAGATTAGTACCATTCCATTTCTTATTTCATTTGGAGCTATGGGCTTTATTTCTGGTGCTGCATTTCTAGCTGAATCTACTGTAACGGGTGCTACAGCTAAGGCGGGCGGTCTGTTTTTCACTTGTTTGACTTGTATTTTAGTTTGTTATTTTCTACCAATTCCCAACTAAGGAGATTTGATATGAGTGCATTTAGTTCCGTGCCATCTTCTATAATTGGCTTTATTTGTTTTCTTACCACAAAATTCACATTCATGATCTATTATATTTAAATGATTTGCTAATCCAACTTTATTTTTATTAATTCCAACTAATTCACCTGAAATAAACTTTGGATCATCTTTAGAAACATTATATGTGTATCCTAGTTTATCTTTAACTGTTACCATATTAATTTTACTTTTGTTTGATTTTCCAATTTTTGATTTTGATTTTTTAATTCTGGTTTCAGGCGTATCAGATAATCTTCCTTTACTCCACAGATCCGGTAAATCACCTTTTATTAATTTTTCAAATTTGCCATCGTTTGCCCAATAACTTCCTTTATTTCTTTTGCCTATAGATTCTCGAGATTCTTCAGAAAAATATTGTCCAGATTTATATCCTAGAGATAGATAAAAATTCTTTTCTTCAGATGTAATATAAATAGTTTTACCGTTTTTGTTTACTGGAATTTTATTCTTTATAGATCCTGAACCAAAAAAGTTCGAGTCTACTGCATTTTTCATATTAATATACAATGGATTGTGCATAACATTAAATAACACATGAATTTTTCTTTCATATAACAAGGCATCATTTCTATTTTCAAACCTTTTTATTATCTTGATTTTAAATAGATTTAGGTTATTTTTAAGTTCCAATTTAAATATATTTTTAAATTGTTTACTTGAGACCGAACCGAAATAACCATTTTCTACATTTTTAATTGATGAACTTCCTATATAAAATGGTGGCATTAATTTACCTGAATAAATTGTAAGATATACGCAATACATAATTTGTTCTCCTTAACTCTATTTATAAAATTAAACTTTAACGATGGTGATAAAATGAAGGTAAATATAGGACCATATAGAAGAGATCTAGTTCCAATCTCATCTTGGCAGCGCAGATATGAACAATGGAGATCAGAAGATCATTATCTTGATGAGGCTGATTACACCTGGTATGATAAGATTATCATGAGATCTTTTGATTTTCTTTATAGTGTCTTTCTTCCATTGAACTGTTGGTCAAATAACAGACCTCGTAAAGTTAAAGTACACATTGATGATTATGATGTTTGGGGTGCCGATCACACTTTAGCAATGATTATTCATCCTGTTCTTGTCAAGCTCAAACAATGTAAGCAGGGTTCACCTAATGTAGATGATGAGGATGTTCCAGAGCATCTAAAGTCTACATCTGCCGGTCCTAAAGAAAATGAATGGGATACCGATGAGTTTCATCATACTCGTTGGGACTATGTTCTTGATGAAATGATTTGGGCATTCGAGCAGCATACAGACGAAAACTGCAATGATAATCAGTTTCATCATAATCCTGAACAACTTGATATTTTATTTGAGCCTATCACGGAAGGTGATCTTGCTGGTAAGGCATACAGTACCATAAAGATGAACCACCAAAAAGATCCTAACAAACCTAAGTACTGGATTGACGAAGAAGGTAAGAAAGCACATTATGAACGGATTGACAACGGCCGCCGATTGTTTGCTAAATACTTCAGTTCTTTATGGGACTAGTTTTTAATAAAAAATTAATCTCGATTTATGACTATTTTTGTTGACATTTTTTGTAGATGTATTATTAGTTATATTATAATATGTAGAAAGGGAATTGATTATGAAATTGTTTCTTGGTTTGGCAATGATTTCTATTGCTACTTCTGCTAATGCTGCTTCGGTTACTGATAAGGACTTTCTAAGGATAATTGCAAAATATGAAGCAATTGAAAATACAAAGCATAAGACAGTTACCAAGTATGAAGCAAGTCAAAATACAAGATATAAAGCAAATGTCAATCCTGTTAATGTTGTAAAATATAAACCAGATATCACACCCGTTAATTTCACAAGTCAAAATGCAAGGTATGAAGCAATGCAAAATGCTCAAGCTGCAGTTAATGCTGCTAATGAAGCTCGTGCTGAAATGGCTAAGTTTAAATTGAGACGCAATAGAAAAAGGGTACTTAATGCTTTTAACTGATTTTATTACTTTTTTATTTGTAAGTACTTCACCTCAACCCTTGGTGACTATTAGACTTGATAGACTACCTCATACAGTAGAAAAGTACAAGTACGTTAACTTTAAACCTGTTATTGCGGCAGGTATTGGTAAGACTTCGCTGAATTATCTGGGCTTTAGTGGTTCAGTCCCTTCTGAAGGTTCTATTGACTGGAATAAGAATCTTAAGAAACTTTGGGCTCAAAAACTAAAAATTCAAGATGTGAGTTCTGCTACAAAAAAATCATTTACAAAGATAACATATAGTTACATTTCCAGTCCTGCGGAAATAATGACTATAGAAAAACATATACGATTACTTGATAATCATCTAAGTAATGTCAAATCTTCCATTAAATGGGCTAACTTATGTTCTGACTCACATCTCTCTAAGGGGTGTGAGTCATTTAAGCAAGCTTCACTCTCAATTGATGGTACAATGCTCACAGCATACTCGATGACTGAAATTATGCCATATCAAATTGGACGTCAGAATTACGAGATGATGAATCTCTACATGCGCTATGCTGGTCGAAACTATTTAGATAAGATTCCGTCATTGGGTGACCCACTACTTAGTATGGGACGATATCAATTCACTTCGTATGCTTTAGGTAATGATAAAGATGGACCTCGAAGTGCTAACAAGATTGCAAAGTACTCAGATTATCCAATTCCTCAGTCTGTGATTAGACTTAAGGGTCTTTCAAGTGATCGCGCAGCATACTACTTTTCAGTCTATAACATTCGGTCATTATTTAAAGATATGTCTGCTGTACAGATTCTAAACTATAATCGGTTTTGCCGAGGTAAAGAATCTCTGACTGAGTACATTGCTACGGCACATCACAATCCTAGCAACGCCAAACGCAATATGATTCGATGGATTGATGGGAAATGCAAAAAACCTCTTGTCACATATCTGACCGGTGATCTTCCGCTCTATGCTAAGAAGACGTCAATAAATTACGTCGAGCTAAAAAATCGCATTTAACTTTAAAAATCGTTTGACATTTTTGTTGGTCCGTGGTAGACTAAACTATAAGGAATAGAGATCGAAATGTCTAAGTTTGAAAAAGATAACTTCGAATACTTTGGTGGATACCTTCATTATCTCATTGGTGGTCATACTATGGACTGCGAACGTAAGTTTGTAGCTCGGTTCAAACATCGTGGTCCTGTTACCAAGGGTAAGTTTGTAGCTGTTCTTAAGAAGCATTACTCGGTTGAAGATTACTTTGCCAAGCTTGATGCTGGTCGTGCTCCTCTTCAAATTCTTGAAGAGGATGGTCATCTGGTCTTCCATCCCAGTGCTGATGGAAAGCGTGCATTCTTTGTTCTTTGTGGAAAGGTTCTCTAATGAATTGGTTCTACTTTCCTCAGACTGTTTATATTGAAGCCCATAAGGCCTTTATGGAAAAGACTGGAGCTAAGCCATCTGAGATGGAAGCGTATTCACTGAAAGATCCTGCGTGGTTTATCGAGGTCGTCTTTGCCCACTTGGATGGGACTGACTTTCCTGAAATGAAAGGTTAAGTTTAATATGAAAAAGATTATTAGTTATAATATGCTCGATTGGGGAAAATTTACTCTTGGTCGAGTAGTCCAGCTTCGTACTGCTACAGATTCGTATCTCGGTCACATTACGGGCTTTAAGCTTGTCGAGCTTGATACTTATTTTGATACAGTTGTGATGGTCAAGTGGTGTGACGGGCAAGAATATGCAGTTCATCCTACAGATGTTATTCTTCTTTAAAAATCGTTTGACATTTTTGTTGGTCCGTGGTAGACTAAACTATAAGGAATGGAGATTGACATGGACGGATTTTGGATTATTCTTGAAGGTGTTGGCGGTGAACTTGATCGTGAGTTCGTTCGTGAAGGTGACGACGTTGCATCGGCACTCAAGGAATTGCTTGATGGTGATTGGTCTAATCTTGATGCTGGAGATAAGATCTCTATCGTTGTTGGTTGGACCGAACTTTAAAGGATTTTGATCATGACTAATCATATATCTAGCCGTAAACGTAATACCGGAGAAGTTCCTGCATCAATTGGAATTATCCAACGTTCAAAAGAAAAGTCGTTCGAAGTTTTTGATAATCTTCCCCCAGAAATTAGAGCTATTCTTCGGGATGCTCCACACAATGCTAATTTTCGAAGTGCTAATCCTCTGTATCTACCTACTGCGGAAACCTTGCGTAAAAATCTAAAAGAACAAAGCCGAGCAATTATTCTTGCAAATTACGGACCAGATCATCCTGCTCTGGCTGTATAAAATGGTTTACTTTTTTCTCAATATAGATTATAAGAAACTATATTGAAAGGGATTGTTATGAAGTACGAATTTCCTATCATTCAGAATATCTCGGAAGTCCTTGCTGCTATCGAAGGGCACGACGAGATCACTGTCGCAAAGCGTGACGGTTATACCATCATTAATTATGCAGTTGTGATGGAGGATACGTTCCCTCCTGTGAATGTCGCTGGTGGATCAGCTAAGATGCGTGCAGAGCGTTCTAGGCACGACGCACTTCGTCGTGAATGTCGTGGTCTTGTCTTTGATAACGAGACTGGTGCGATTCTTCGTCGTCCTTATCACAAGTTCTTTAATGTCAACGAGCGTGAGGAAACTCTTGCTTCGCATGTAGATCTTTCGGTTGGTCATGCTATACTTGAGAAGCTTGACGGCTCTATGATTGCTCCTTTCATTTTCAATGGTGAACTTATCTGGGGCACTCGTTTGTGTTCGCAGGACTTTCATGATGACGTTGCTGCTTTTGTGAAGAATAATTGGGTATATGCTGCGTTTGCGGAAAATATAATTCAAAACGGATTTACTCCTATCTTTGAGTGGCACAGCCAAAAGAACCGCATCGTTCTTGATTATGGTTCAGATGAACAGTTGATTTTGACTGCCGTTCGCAATATGAGTAACGGCGCGTATGTCAATTATAACGTTCTTCGTGATTGGGCACTTACAAATGGAATTCCTTATGTTCGGGCTTATGATCCTCAGACTGATATGAAGGAGTTTCTTGACTATGTGCGCGACCTCAAGGATGTAGAAGGCTTCGTTGTCCGCTTTGATGATGGTCATATGCTGAAGCTTAAGTGCGACTGGTACGTCCAGATCCACAAGGCAAAGGAAGCTATTCTTCAGGATCGCAACATTGTTGAGTTGATCTTGGATGGCAAGCTTGACGATATCAAGGCTCATCTTTTGGACGATGACCGTGATCGTTTGACTAAGTTCGAGAATGACTTCAATAAGATCATTCGTCCTTTGGCTTTGAGCATCGTTGTTCAAGTTTCAAACTGTCAGCGAATTGGTAATATGGACCGTAAGACTTTTGCTCTTGATTACGCTCCTAAGATGGATGCTTTCAGTCGCCCTATTGCCTTCTCGATGTGGGATGACGTACAGTACACTGATGCTGTTGATCTTTGCGAAGTGAAGGTTCGGGCTTCTATCCGTAACAGCCTTGGTCGTACTGTGAAGTATGAAGCTATTCGTGATGTCTGGTTTCCTGGGTTGAGCTACAATGCTTAATCCCAGAAAACTCAAGCGCAACGATGTGGTAATCGAACGGCTCAATCGAGGTTATGCTGATGGTGGTAAGAAAGCCAGAGACATTCTAGAAAAGAAAGTCTAAGCTTAAAAATCGTTTGACATTTTTCCACAACCATGGTAGACTAAATTATGAGGAATCTGATATGAACGCGTGGCTCTTTTCACTGCTTGGTGGATATCTTGTCCTTGATGTTGTCGCATCGTTTCTTTACGCAGGCAAACCACTTGCAGTTATCTTTGTCTCACTGTTTCTGATTAATTTTCTTTGGTCAATGATTATAGTCATTTTCGGGTTGCTTTGTGGAGAGGAACGCTAATGTTTGAATATCTTAAGCGCGGACATGAAGGTCGATATGATTTTGTTTCGTCTCAAGAACTAAATCGACTTGGCTCAGAAGGTTGGGAACTGGTTTCAGTTGTCATATCTCGAGTTCAGGATGTAGAACAGATGATTTACTTTTTTAAGCGTGGATTAGTTCATTGAATAAGACTTGTACCTTTCTGATTGGTGTTCCAGCGTCGGGTAAGTCGACTTGGATTAAGAACAATGTTGACTTTAAGAAAGTCAAGGTCATCTCGACTGACGATATTCTTGACCAAATTGCTGCCGTTCAGGGTAAGACTTACAATGAGGTCTTTAAGGATCACATTGCTGATGCGGAAAAGCAGATGTTTAATGAACTTGAACTGGCAATGATAATACACAAGGACATTGTGATTGATCGTACCAATCTCAACAGAAAGGCTAGGAATCGCTTCCTGCTGCGGATGAAGGATAATGGATATACCTTCCATGCTATCATCTTCCCTACTCCAGGCGACGTTGAGTGGCGTAGACGCCTGGATTCTCGTCCAGGCAAGACCATTCCCGAGTTTATTCTTAAGAATATGAAGGAAGGTTTTCAGCCTATCTCGGATGATGAAGGGTTTTCCTCAGTTAAGATTAATGGGATTTAAATGAACATCACAGTTACTGGTACTAACGAACATTTCAGTAAATTGTTAATTGAGGCTGCTAACTTTTTTGCTAATATTCTAATGGACCCTCGTATGGTTCGCAATCTTAATATTGAAGTAGAAGTTGACAAAAATTCAGATTATGAAGGTGAGTGTATTGACGAGGAAGGAACTAAAAATCCCCGTTGGTTCACCATTAGTCTTAAACAACAAGAACTTGAGGATATGATTAGAGTTCTTGCACATGAGATGGTTCATGTCAAACAGCATGCCAAGAACGAACTTCAATCTGGGTATGTAGTTCCTGCCCGAGGTGGTCTAAAGATTACTTCTAAGTGGAAAGGTACTCTTTGGAAACCTAAGCGGCAGGAAGATCCTTACTTTGACAGCCCTTGGGAGCTGGAGGCGTACGGTAAGGAAGTCGGTCTTTTTCAGCGATATATAACTTTTCGAGATAAACTTATAAAATGAGTTGACATTTTTCCTGGAATGGATTATACATAATCTATAGGGAATGGAGATTGATATGAAAACTTTCACTTTTACCGCTGAACAGATCAAAGATATCTATCGGGCTGGAATTGCTCATGGTGGAGATGAAGCAACTGCATATGAACATGGTAGTTCTACTCATCGTGATCAGTTTGAAAACTGTGTCGATGCAGTGTTTGACATTGTCAACGATGGTAAATCTTGGAAAAATTATGATTATGTCACTTGGAATACTGTCAAAGAGTGGTTCAAATGACTGAAGTCTTTGCAGTTAGGTTCTTTGAAAAGTATGATGATAGAGCGATTTTAGGTAAAACTAAAGAAGAAATTTTTGCCAAGATTTTGAAAGAACGAATTGAAGATACATATGATGGATCTTCTGACTCAATTTGGTATGAAGATGAAACCGAACACGCACTTTATATGCTCAATTCAGGTCAGGCCGAACAATTTATGACTAGTAGAATTGATTATGAGTACGAAAATTGGGAATTTATCAATTTGGAGGAAGTTCGATGATTGATATTAAGACTATCAAGATTGGTGACAAAGTTAAGGCTACCGAAGTTTGTGGTTATATTGAAGATGGACTTAAGCTAGGTACAGTTGGGATAGTTGTGGACCTTTATCCGGATTATTGTCCATACCCCTTTGTTGTACTATTTGAGGGGCATTTGCATAATTCGGCATGCAGTGAAAAAGAACTTGAGCTTGTCTAAGAAAGGTCAAACAGATGATTAAGTTTCCCTCGATAGATCAATACCGGAATGTCATTCGGCATGTACAGACACATGCTCGTTTCGTTGGTAAGGACGAAAACGGAGATGCAATTTACGATGCATCACGTCCGCTCCCAAAGCTAAAGTTTCGTGGCACTGTAAAGCTGCATGGTACTAATGCTGGTATCGTGTATGATGTTGCTACCGATACTCTCAGCTTCCAGTCTCGTGAGCGTGAACTTTCACTGATTTCGGATAACGCAGGCTTCATGCTTACTATGCTGAAGTTTAAGACTGAACTGCTAGAGTACTTCCGTGAACTTATCAGTGATGAACGCCTTGATCCTAGTCGTTCTGATAATCCTAAGAAGATTGTTATTTTTGGTGAATGGTGTGGTCGTGGCATTCAGAAGGGTGTAGCAATCAGCGAAGTTGATCGTATGTTTGTTGTCTTTGCTCACAAGGAAGTATATGCCGACGGATATACATATTGGCAAGATCTCTTTGGGGCTGGTGAAGATGTTTCTTTATCACAGGAAGCAGATAAGGTAATTCGATGGATTGGAGAGTTTCCAACTTATGAAATCGAAATTGACTTTGCTTTCCCTGAGATTGCTCAGAACAAGATGATCGAAATCACTGAAGCTGTTGAAGCTGAATGCCCAGTTGGTAAGGCTTTTGGTATTTCTGGAGTGGGGGAAGGTGTAGTTTGGACATGTATTACACCGGGATGGAACGATTCTGGAACCTGGTTTAAGGTTAAAGGAGAACTGCATTCAGCTTCCAAGGTTAAGACACTTGCTTCGGTAGATGTAGAAGCTGTAGAAAGTCTGCGGGCTTTTGTAGAAGCTACTGTTACTGAAGCTCGTCTTGAACAGGGTTTGGACAACCTCGTCCGTGAACAGTTGCTTCCATTTGAGATGAAGAGCCTTGGTGACTTCATTCGGTGGGTCTACAACGACGTCCTGAAGGAAGAACAGGATACTCTTGTAGCTTCTGGGATTGACCCTAAGAAGCTTGGTGGAGCAATTGCTAACATTGCACGGCCTTGGTACATTCGTAAGTTTAATGAAGGAGTTAAGTAATGTTGATCATTTGGATACTTGGTGCTCTTGTTATCGGTTCAGTCGGTGCTTATTTTCTTGGTCAGCAAGATCTCAGAGCTGATGTAGTAGATTTATTTTGGATCTTGTTCATGGGTGCTATTTGTTGGCCTTTTATTCTTGGTTTTGCTCTTATTATAGCTCCTTTTGCAATTCCTTTTATTTTAGGACAACGAAAGAAGAATAAGGAAAAGAAAACAAAATGAGTACTATAATAGAAGATGGAATTAAACTTATAAGCATCGACGATGAGTGGATGGATGGAAATTTCACTGTGTCTGGTCCTCGATGTGGTGATGTAGTGACAGTAAGAAAAGTTGCTGTTTATTATGCTGGTGGAGAGTTTGAACCAATTGCATGGTTTGATGAATTTCCAGGTGACACACTTAATGATGGCTTTTTTATAGGTCGAGGTGGTTTTGTGTTGGGTATTAACGGTTGACATTTTTATAGAACTGTGATAAGACTAAAATATAGGAGATAAGATATGTTTTCATTTTTTAAACGTAAAAAGATTGTAGAAAAAGTACCAACTAGATTGGTAGAAAAAGTACCAAGTGGATTGATAGAAACTTCCCGGACTACTGGTGTACGAAAGTCAACCAATTCTAACTTTACTGAGTCTCGAGTCTACAATAACACTGATGATGTCTCGGACACATTCGGTGCAATTATGGCAGCTCAGGTTATCAGCGATGTTTCGAGCTATTCATCTTCAAGTGATAGCAGTAGTTCGTCTGATTCGTTTAGCGGCGGTGGCGGTGACTTCGGCGGCGGTGGCTCATCTGGTGATTGGTAAGGAGAAGAAATATGCGTTATACAGGTTTATTTGAAGATTTTGATAACATTCGCGAGACACAATCTTATACCGTCTGTAAGATTATCGACGAAGCACAGAATTATATTGAGTATCTTGAAGCCAAGGAAGATACTCTTGAGCGTGTCGTAGCTTATCTTAATGAGCTTGATGCCTCGCCACTGAATGAGACCAAGGCTGAAATCCTGGCTCATCTTGCAACTCTTTTTCCTAGTGAATAAGGATACTTGATTATGTTTAAGAAGTTTACGATTGCATTTATGGCTGCTCTCATGGTTGCTACTCCTGCTATGGCAGGTAAGTTCGGTGGCGGCAGTTCGTTCTCAAGCTCGAAGTCATTCTCGAGTGGATCCAGTTTCCGATCCAGCAGCTTCAGTTCGTCCAGCTATCGTCCT